ACCTTGATAAGACCGAAGATGCCGATGGGCAGACGGTTGAAGACGGCACCGCCCAGGACACCCTGTACATCCGCAGCAAATCCGAAGACGTGAAGCAGGCAGAGCTGAAAGCCGAAGCCGGATTGTGGCGGGCCAATAACAAGCTGCAGGAAGGCAGCATCAGCCTCGAGGGAATGCCGTACCTGGTTGCCGGCGTGAACATCGAGCTTACCGGCTTCGTGCAATTGGATGGAAAGTATCACGCTGAGGAGACAACCCACTCATGGGAGCGCGGCGGTGGATATTCAACCAGCGCCTCAATCAAGCGCGTGAGCAAGGCTGTGACCGGCAAGCGCAACAGCCAGACGGTTGTTGCTCCGGGCAATCAGGCCGCAGCCAACACCGCCATAGCTGACACCGGTGGCCTGAGCGCGTTGAAGGATAAGAATGTATTTTTGCCACCTAAGCCCCCGGGAATCTGATGTTGAAGTACGGACTGATAAAGGAGATCGACGCGGACAAGGGTCTTGTGAAGGTGTCGTTTGACGATGACGAGATCGTCTCCGGCTGGCTGCCGGTTCTCAAGCAGGGCACCAAGTCGAACAAGTATTTTCACATCTTCGATTCCGGCGAACATGTTGCCTGCATGATGGACGAGCACTGCGAGAATGGCGTGGTGATGGGTGCCATCTACAGCAAGGATGAAAAGCCGGGAAGCGTGAAGGGCGCGGACATCGCAGGCGTTGTTTTCAGCGATGGCACGGTTGTGAAGTACGACCGCGGCTCCCACAAGCTGACCATCCAGACCGATGGCAACGTCGAGATCACAGCTGAGAAAATGCTGCTGACCGGTGACCTCGAGGTGACCGGAAAGATCAAGGCTACTCAGAACATTGAAGGCTCCGGAGACATCAAGGCAACCGGAGACATTCAGACCACAGCCGGTGACGTGAAGGCCGGACTTATCACATTGAAGCTCCACAAACATTCCGGCGTCACCACTGGCCCCGGCGTATCCGGCACACCAATACCATGACGAACCTGACAGACATAAAATCCAAGGACTGGACGTTCAACGCAGAGGTGCAGGGAGAGGTAGTCGAGCAGCTGAAGGACATTCAGCAGTGCATCTACCTCATCCTGACCACCGTGCCTGGCACCGACCCGCTGCGGCCTGACTTTGGCTGCGACATATTCAAGTGGATTGACCGGCCCGTGAACCAGGCCATTCCGAACATGATCAAGGAGGTTCAGGTATCCATTGCGAAATGGGAACCTCGTGCGGTGGTGAAAGGCATCAACGCGAAGATTGACGGCCATGTCGTAACTTTGACCATAACATTCGAGACTGTCGCATCGCGGCAGATCGAGACTATCCAGGTGAAATATGGCGCTGAATAAACCCGAATTCATATCTCGTGACGTTGACCTGATTATCAGGGAGATGATCGCGCAATACGAGCTGAGCACCGGGAAGGTGCTACAGCCTGCACACGTCGAGCGCCTGTTGATGGACGCCTTCGCCTACCGTGAAGGATTGGTTCGCCAAGCTGTGCAGGATGCCGCTTTGCAGAACCTCGTGGAGTTCAGCTCCGCTCCGGTGCTGGACTACCTCGGTGACCTAGTGGGCGTGAAGCGCCTTCCGGCAGAAGCGGCAAAGGTGAAGCTGACATTCACTATCAGCAGCTTGGGCTATCGAATCATTCCGGCCGGCACACGTGCCACCAGCAGCGATGGCCGCATCGTCTTCCAGACCTTGGAAGAGACGATTGCCGACAACGTGAGTAGCATCCAGATTGAGTGCGTGTGCACTCAGGCCGGCGTGATCGGTAACGGCCTGACCGCTGGCACCATTAACAAAATGCTCGACACGTTTGCCTTCGTGTCGGCTGTCACCAATGCGGAAACGAGCGCCGGTGGTGCTGACACTGAAACCGACGACGCATTGCGGGAGCGTATCAAGCTGGCTCCGGCCTCGTTCAGCAACGCGGGCAGCCGTGGGGCTTATGTGTTCTGGGCGCGCACCGCAGACCCGAGCATCGTGGATGTGTACGTGACCAGCCTCACGCCGGGAACGGTGAACGTCTATCCGCTGCTGGCAGGTGGGCAGATTCCGAACAGCACGATCCTGGCGAAGGTATCGGCTGTGCTCAATGCGGAGAAAATACGGCCGCTGACCGACACTGTTGTGGTTACGGCGCCGACGAAGATCGACACCAGCATCGAGCTGGATGTGGTTACTCTCACCGGCTACGACTGGGATGATGTGCAGGCTCGCATAATTGCTGCACTGAATGCCTATCGCGACAAGAAGCGCAGCAAGCTGGGTCAGGACATAACCGAAAGCCAGATCTTCGCGGCCGCGCAGGTCGAGGGTGTTTACAAGCTCTCATGGCCGTCACCGTGGTCTGACATTGAAGCAGACGCCAATGAGTTCGTGAACATCACGGACGTTACTTTGAATAACGACGGCAGCGTAGATGGCTAATATCCTCGCGTCATCCATATCGAACAAAGCCCACCTGGCAGTCTTCGATGAGATCGCAGAGGCGCGCAATGCCGCGCTCGAGATCGAGAAGGCGCTGATCTATGTCATCGACCAGGTGGATGAGAAGGCACTGCTTCCGCTGGCTGTTCAGTTCGATGTGATGGGCATCAAGGGCTGGGATTTGTGCGCCACCACCCAGCAGCGGCGAGAGCTGATCAAGCGGGCCATTGAGCTGCACAGATACAAGGGAACACCATACGGCGTGAAGACCGGCCTCGAATCCGCTGGCTTTGGCGGCTCTATCATTCAGGAGCGCGTGGGCTTCGCATACGATGGCCTGGTCAACTTTGACGGCACTACCTACTACGAGGGCGGGAGCTGGGCGAACTTCCGGGTGATTGTGAACCTCGGCAACGAGAAAGGTATCAGCGAGGCGCAGACCGACCTGATCATTGCGCTGATCAACGAGTACAAGAACGCCCGCAGCAACCTGGTGGATTTGAAATGGCGGGCAGACCTGCAGGAAACCGTGAGCCTTGGTGAGGCGTTTGCCATCACCGCGATCTATTCCGACACAGAAGAGAGCTTGAACCCGGGCATCAATTACGATGGCACCGGCGACTACAATGGCCAGTATCAGCACCGGACGCTGAACGACAACATGGAGCTTACCGAGATTACTTGATAAATCACTAACTTTGAACCGATGAAGCCGATAGAACAAATGCCCATGAAGGGCGCTGTGCACATCAAGATATTCCGCGGCGATGAGCTGGTTGATGAGTACGAGAAGCACAACCTCATCGTCACCGCAGGCAAGACCAGCATGACCCGTCTGCTGGCTGGCGCTGGAACCAATAAACACGTGACCAAGATCAGCTTCGGCACCGATGGCACAGCACCTGCTGTGGGCAATACCGGCCTGACTGACGCCTTCACCAAGGCTATCGACAGCGTGAGCTATCCCGACGCCTCGAGCGTGCGCTTCGCCTGGTCTCTTGCCACCGGCGAGGCCAACGGCAAGGACATCCAAGAGTTCGGCCTGCTGTCTAATGACAACACCCTTTTTGCGCGGCTGACTCGCGCCACCATTTCCAAAACTTCCGACCTTCGCCTTGAAGGCACCTGGACAATATCCTTCTAAACGACATGGCAAACCTGACCGAAACCGCAACCTTTGAACCAAACGTCTACCGCATCGATCAGACTGATCCGGTGCTTGGATGGGATGGCACCAATCTGAATATTGCCAACCTGCAGGCCAAGGCGCTGGCAGACCGGACGCAATGGCTGAAAGCCCGCGTTGATCTGGGCGCACGATTCACGGGCGTCAATGCCCCGGCAATCACGGTGAATAACCAAGTGGTGACTGCCACACCCGATGACCTCAAGGGCGGTCTGATTCGCCTGAACACCACCAACGGCCCAAGCTGCAACTACGAGCTGCCGGACGCCAACACCGCCGCCGATGGCTCCAATGTGACGATCTCCCACGAGATCAACGGCACCTTGCAGTATGTGAGCTCTGCCAACTACGCGGTGCGCGTGAAGGCAGCCACCGGCCAGAACATCGTTGACCTGATGACCCTTTCCACGGTTAATGAGCAGGTACTTCCGCCGAATAGCTTCGCGCGGGTGTTCAAGATATCGTCGTCGCTATGGGGTATGATTATTATCAAGTCAGAGAGTGATATTCCACCAGGAATGATCTCCGCATGGGCGGCGAATTCAGCTCCGTTTGGATGGCTTGAATGCGGAGGGCAGGCAGTTAGCCGCACGACTTTCTCGCGTCTTTTTGCAAACATCGGAACCACGTTCGGATCGGGAAACGGCACAACAACCTTCAACGTTCCTGACCTGCGCGGTGAATTTATCCGCGGCTGGGCAAATGCCCGCAGTGTAGACACAGGCCGTGTGTTTGGGTCCACGCAAGCTGACAGTGCTGGCGCGGCTGGCTCAGGCAGCAGTGGTGGTGGTACAGGAAGCGGAGAATCTCGCCCTCGCAACATTGCGCTGATGTACTGCATCAAATTCTGACACTATGGGCTACGATAGGGTTGTAGCAAGGATAATTGATAAGATGTTTGAAATTGCCGGGCATCCGTACCACTATCGTGACCTGTCTTCCGGCAATACGCTGCTGCTGCAATGCACGATGACGCCGGAGCAGAAGCAGCACTGGATGGAGTGGGGAAAGAAATACCTGCGCAAGATGGGCTACTGCTCACCGGATCACCGCATGCAGGTACTGAACCTGTCGTGGGGATTGCGGGAAACTTCCGCCGCAAATCGAAAATAAATTTGCATTTGTCGGAGGTGGGTACTTATTTCGCATCCACAGTATGGAAGACAAACCAACCTACAAGCCTACCAATCCGAAGGATGCGGTAGGCATCAAGAAAGCCCCACTTCATGTGGTGCCAGCCGTGGTGCTGGCAGAGCTTGGCGTCGGCATGGCCGAAGGCGCTCTCAAGTACGGCCCTTACAACTGGCGCAAGGCCGGTGTTCGCGCCTCTGTATATTACGATGCAACTATGCGCCACCTGATGCGCTGGTGGGAAGGCGAAGATACCGATCCTGACAGCGGCTTGTCGCACGTTACCAAGGCTATTTGCAGCTTGGTTGTGCTCAGGGACGCCATGATTCAGGGCATGGTCACGGATGACCGTGCATGCAGCCTGCACTCCGGCGCAGTGATGCACGAGCTCGACGCGCACACGGCGCACCTCATCGAGAAATACAAAGACACCAATACAAAACAGATATGAAACAGTACCAAGTCATGTTCCTGAAGCCAGACGGACAGTTGGCAGGAGAAACCGCCAAAGGCCGCACAGCCGGTGATGCTATCGCCCGCGCGTTGTTCAACCTCACCAAGAAAGGTGTTGTGATTGACTACGTGGTTGAGTGGAAGGAGGTCAGCGCATGAGCTCCCGCAATTTCCGCAACTTCAACCGCTCCTTCAATCGCGG